CTCACATTTAACTATTCCAGTTATAAACCGAAATTCATCTAATTATACCGACGTACCCACCAATAAAGGGGCACTAAGCGTCGTTCCAAAACTGAAGTATTCGCCCATTGATCGCCACAAATAGAGCTTCAAGTTTGTTGAAGGTCCATTGATTTTGATCAACATGCGATGAGGTATTGGAGCTAGTTGACCACTATTTCTAGTGTCTCCTAGAATCGTCTTGTTATTCCTATTGTAATAAGGAACAGTAAACTCTCCCATACCCTCAATTCCTGAGAACATCACAAAGTGACTCGATACCAAGGAAGGTACAGCCGGGGGACTATTCAAGTTGTAATTGCTCAACAAATAAACGTCTATTGGTCCATGATAGACGGTATGGTCGTTCGTGTTTTTGATGACGAACTTGTATCTGATCTCACCGTTGTAAAAACGATAGAGAGGTGCGACCATTGATAGGTAATCAACGACCTGGCCATCACTACCGTCAAACCCGTGTGGGTCAAACATCGCATATGAACCGCCACCCAAGCTCTGGGTGTTGGTCATAGCTATTTCCTTGTATGAAGTGTATCTTTTGCACAATTGTCTAAATGACACGATACTCTCTCCGACAGTTGTCGAAACTGGGTCATCTGATATGACTGTTTCACCTGTAATTTTTTCAAAGTATGGCCTTGATATGGCTTCTTCTTTACCTATTTGCTGTTCCCAAGTTCTTTGGAACGAATTTTCTTCAAATACGTAATATTCCTTGAAAAGTGTCAGAGGTCTTTCGTGTACTGAGTACACTATCATAGTATATTTCAAATCTTCATGCGAAACTTTGACTTTCAATTCCTCTACAGTTGCCTGTTTAAAACCACTAAGATTGAACAAAATTTTCTTTCCAAGATGTATGGCAGTATAGCCTTCTTTGACTGGATGATAAACACCATCCAAATACATCCACATTTGTCCAGTTGTTCCCGTGAGTTTTACTACAGTGGCTGGCACCGAACTTACTGTTGTAGCTTCGGTAACCCTTTCTGTTGCAGTCACTGATGTTGTTTTCATTGTTGTTTGTTGCTGCACTACAGCTGCTGGCCAAACCAACATAGGTTGTAATATGTACTGTAGAAGTCCATATTGTATCTCAGCAGAATAATTTTCTGTATTGTAGTGCACTGTGAGATGTTGTATTGTTCTTTCAACAGATAATGATGTTATCACGAGTCCTAGTGAATCTCTCAATCCATTAGGTAAGTCTGTGATATTATAAGTTGTCTCAACACCCAAATCCACAGGTATAGCTCGCCATGGAATTGACAAAGCTGCAACTAGTCCATCCATGTCAACTATCAGTGATCCTCTCTTCATTCCTGAATCTGCCGTTATTGGTTTCACATAATAATTTCCAATACGTGGATTTTTTGGAATAGACAAAGCGAAATCTTCACCAGCGAAACACTCAACCAACACATTCACACTGTTGGAAGCGGCTGAAGCCACCACCAACTTGTTCAACACATAGACACCCACAAAACCAATACTACTTTTAAAATTTGTATCATTTTGCGAGACATTCAACCACTCAATAGGCTGGATATATGGTATTCCAATCAACGATTCATGAGTCTCTCTGATATCCCAAATCACTTGGTAATTTTTCATACTTACGTAATCATAAACATCAGGGGGCTCCTCCTCTGTGTTGAAATACACTATAGCCAACCGCATCGAATGAAAGATCGTCTTAGCCATTTTAAAATTCAACATAAGGGACCCTCTCCATTGTTCAAACATACACGCAACAAATCCTAGATTTGTTGTTTCGTAAGTTATTGATGAACCAATATTTCTTTGAACACTAGTCATTATGACTGGGTTCAATTCTTGTTTAAATACTAAAGCATCATTCTCTGTGCTAGTTGAAATACTGAATTCATTAATGTACTGGGGTACCCTACATAGTGATTGAAATGACATCTCATCCATTTTTGTTCCAAACAAATCTTTCGTCACATCTGTTGCATTAAGAGCACTCAAACCCATTTGATTCGAGTTTTCAGGGTAGTCATAGTTGTTCATACCAGTAACAAGTTTAGGTCTTGTTATAGTTGGCACCTGACTAGTCAATGGTTTTGACCAACCAAATGCCGATGCCACATTGCCAACCAGTGAAGCTATTGCACCCACCGGTTTTGCAAATTGACCTATAAACGGTAGACCGGAAACAAGTTGTGATACACCTGACACTGCAGACGCCACTCCTGATATCATCCCTCCAGGTTTTGCGCTCTCAACTTCGCCCATTTGTTGTTTGTATCTCTGTGGACGGTTCAAATAGCCTTGGATGAATAAAAGAAAAATGTTTACTATACCAACAACCCATAATCCCATCTTTACTAGAGCTTTATTCCGCATTCTACGGATAATGACTCGATCTATGTCATCATCACCCATCTGCTGCAAATATCTCATAGCTCTTCGTGTCGAAGGTATCGTTTGAGAAGTTGGCATTGAAACATCAATCTCTTTGAATCTAGCAAAAACAGTAAAGTCAGCTGTTCCACCCGATAAGGGTGAATAGACGACAAATACCATATTTGCATACGCATCCGGTTCAACTATCATATCATAAGACGGTAGTGGGTATATAAATGGAATCTCTATCACCATAGGTTCTTTAGACTCTAGATTTATATCCACACCGTTCAGACCTGTCAGTTGCTTCATAGTACCAAGAGAAGTGTTATAGTTATCATCCGGTGACAACACAGGGAAATAAACCATTCTAAATATTCCAGCTTGAAATGGCTGGGCATTTATCACGATTCTAACCTCGGCTAATCCCCGCATGAATCTAAAACCATCCAACTTGGGTCCATACATTGGGTGATCCAATAAATCTAACGGGAAAGTCAATCTAGCCAAAATTGTCATTTGTGGCTGTGATGACGATATCGTACCTTTATATAGAATCACCTCTCTCTTCAAGAAATCAGTCAATAAATGTTGCCTTGTCTCTTGTGATGTAACACTTTTTTCACCCCCTGACGATAATGGTACCGTACTAGAGGCCGTTGGTGCTTCATCAACAAGTGTCATAAGTTGGTTTTGAGTCTCCTCAATTTCATTTTCTTTTGTAATTATTGTTGTATCCATCTGGTTCTTACACCCTCGTGATTTAGATCTACGAAATGCTCACTTGGGTAATACTGTTCTTTTCCGCCCTCTCTATGTCACACTAAGGGTCTTTCTAGTGCCTAGCTCTTACGAGTTGGGTCGCAATCCAACAAGGTTAGTTTAAAGACTTCCCGGTCTGGTATTTTTGTTTTATCAATACATATACTCAACCAAGACCTGTTGTCTTAGTAGACCATATGGTTCAATCGGCACAATTTCCAAGCCTCTACTTCTTAGGGCAGCATTGATCTTCGATGTGAAGTTGTCATAATATTCAAAATCCCACAAAGCGGCTTCTCTCGTCGCCACATTGATATTTAAATAAAGGGCAACTTTCTCATCAAGTGTATCGTGTACCCAGTTAACCATCTCTTCAATAACGGACTTATCTAAACAAGCTACATATCTACCCATTCTATAATCAAATCTAAAATATCTCTTAAGAATAGTAACATCTTCTAACTTATCATATAACTTCACACCATCCATATGTTGTTTGGATGAATCTGTGTATATCATACCTATCTTTAAATATGCCTCCACCAATGTCTTATAGTTAAAATATTGAATTATTGACTTATCTACACCAAAAATATTATCGTCTCCGTAAAAATAACACACAACTAACTTAAAAAATAAAGCCACTGTTCTATACCATACTGGAACAACCATTAGGTAAACTAGCACAGCTGCTATCAAATTATACAGGCTATTGAATATTGTAGTTAGCGGATGTCCGCTAGGTATTGATTTAACAAGCATGTACAATATATCTCCAGTAATATGTAATGATCGCATCAAGTCACAAAACAATACTAATCTCACCATTCTCTCTTCCTTGGTTGCTTTTTTATAGAAAGGTTCTATGAAATGAGACAATATTATTCGTCCAATGTCAGCTCGCAAACGCTTATCATAATTTTCAAAATCACCTGCCAATACTCCTCCAGAGGATGCCAAACTTTTAGCTAAATAATTAACAGTTGCACTATACATATTGATTCCCACCAACGATGTATTTGCTATCATGTTTTTTATAAACCAAAGAATAAATCCTCCAAAATACATTCGAACTAGCAGGTTATAATCCAATTGTCCGTTAGAAAATACTCGCGTTTTTGGTTTTGTACTATACATCGGATCTGTTTTCCTCTTCTTCTTTTCAGGTTTCAAGGTGTCTTGATATATTGTTTGCTTTCGAATTCCTTGTTTTGCTTTTTCCAATCGTTCATTCACTTTCTTTCGCAAGTCTTCATGTATAAAAGGCGGATTAGTCTTACTTCCAATTTCACCTCTTATATAGTAGGACTTACCTTTACAACCTTTACTATCCCACGTTCTGCCTCCCGATGTTGTTCTATCGATAGGTTTGAAAGCTGGATCATCAGGCAGACCAAACACGGCTTCCTCCAACGTAAAGACTCTATCGTACTGCTCGCACTTGTGTTCACTTCTCTGATATATATGATCAAAAACCGACGACACTACACTCTTCACATAGCCATCATCAAGCTCACCATTCTGTCCTCTAAAGCCTTCAAGACCTCGCATCATAGGATCAATCACTTGACCCTCGTCAATATATGGTTCCAACATTGTTGGTTCCATTGTAGAGGGAAAGGCCTCACCATGTATCAGACTTTTCTTCAACTTCGTGTCCTTTTGCAGATACACTGGGTTTGATACTCTTCCAAAGACAAACATCCCATCACCGAGCTCCTGCGCTTCAGAAGTAGCAAACTCTTCATCCATTTCCAAACCCATCTCTTGCATTTGCAAATCATTCACATTGGTCACATCTTTGCCTGAATCCAACCTGTTAATAGCATCTTCCAATAGTTCTTTGTAAATTGAAACCGCCATACATCCGTTAATACCATCTGATAATGCAGCAACGTGTATTCCAATCAATCTACCTTGAACTCTAGGATTTTGTAGGATCAATGGCGAACCACAACTACCTTTATGGGTTATTGCAGAGTACATTATGGAATCAACCATTCTATACGTTGCTCTACCCTCAGTGTATATTGGTTTCTCATTCATCTTAAAGGGTCCGACTGTATTATAAAGCTTTGATGCAGCTGAGTTATTATTAATCAGCACACCTTTACCTCCCATTATTTGCAACCTGTCTTTTGAAGTACAGATTTGTTTCATAACAGTTGGTGCTGTTGGTAAGTTCTTGTTTTTGATTTTTATAACAACGGCATCTCGTAGGTTCTTCATGTTATCTATGTGGTATTCGCAGTATTGCTGTATTGACATAATATTGGGCATTTCAAAGCCCTCCGTCTCGTCATTAGGCAAAACACACACTTCAATTTGATCGTTATCCACAACCACATCCACACCGGAATGATTCATCACGAAACTACCCTTTGCATTTATCGCATGTAAAGCATGTCCAAATGCTAAGAATTTATCCGCAGTCAATCCCAAAAACACACCTTTTGGTTCTATGGTTTTTTGTTCGACAAATTTGATATAAAACATTGATTGTTCTATTTTAGTCAATGCTGTATTCATTCCAGCATCGTCCAAAAATTCTTGAGTCAAATGTGCAGCCATCCTAGGGTTGTTTCTTCTGTTGGCTTTGTCTTGTTCTACATCATAGTTTGCCAGCTCCTGTGTTATTCTAGAGAATTCCTTAATTCGCCTTCCAGGTCTGAACTGAACAGTGTCCTTCTGCTGTACAAAATTTGCATCGTGTATATGAACATCCTCCAGGGATCCTGTCGCTATTCTCTTACCGACTTCTTCAATTTTAGCGATGTCACTATCTGAGAAATACTCTTTTGCATCGTACAACACGTCCTCAGATTTAAAGCTATTTCTTATAGATCTAATTAATCTAACAAATTTCTTATTTCCCACTTCAACTATACTCATCATACTAGCTCTCAAATACTCTCCTGATTCTACAAACCAGTTTTTAATCTTAATTAATACCTTTTTGGCCCAATTGTAAACTACCGGGGCCACATTTTTAACTATCCAATATGATGCTCCCAATGATATTGCCACTGCTAATGCTTTAGTCACATTGGCCAACCACGGTCTCTCATCATTAAATTTCTGTAATCTATGTTTTAATAGGGCTAGTCTCGTTTTCTTATCTATATTGTCTCTAGTTGATCTCCATTCCAAATATGCTTTATAACTTGAATGTTCACTCAATGTTATAATTTGATTTTCGGTCAAGGCCAACTTCATAAAAACTATTTCCAATTTTGTTTTCTTGTTCTTTATATTATCATCTGTCGCCACTCTAAAAATGTCCTTGATGAACTCGGGTGCATTAGAACTATGTGATAGCTCCAGCGTTCCTGAATTATCAATTAGCCAGTCCACATATCCTTCGTAAAAGTCTCGAGAGACATACGATTCGCCAATCTGTTGTTGCGCAATCACATTTTTTTTTTCTATCTCTAACTTATAAGATGCTGACTTTCGTACTTCATCAACAATATCCTTGGTATAATCCTTTATATCCTCAGCGTATTGCTTCTGATCAGCAAACCATTTTCGAACTTCCACTACAAATTCATCAACATAAGTATCAAAGTCCATAACTGGTCCCTCTGGTCTAGCTTCACCTCGCTCTGTCTTGTGAGTTCGCTGACACCTAAAAGGTTGATCAGGATCTGACGTCACCTTGTGTCTGAAAGTCGATATTCTGCGATGTAATGCTGATGGTTTACTAATGGACTCTATCGGATTAGGATAAGCCACATTTGATGTGCATATTATCAGACGAGTCCTCATTTGAAATCGACCCTTCTCCTCTACATCTGCCATATGTGGCAATTGTGGTGCAGGCCCGACTCCTCTGATCAATTCCAGCATCTCAGGGTTTGGCCTAGCTTGACTATCCACATTCTGAAACGCATCATCATGGGCCACAATAAAGTGTCTCGCCTTTAATCCATCGTTATAGATATTTTCCGGGGCTCTATAGTAAATGTATTTATCCATATTCTCCAGAATTTCAATTCTCTCGGCTTCCGTCTTAATTGTAGGGTCGTACTGTACGAACTTTGATGCCAACTTCATGATATTAGTTGTCTTTCGCAGTCCTGTTCTACCATATAGATAGACCAAAAAAGGAGCAGGCATCGTTCTAGCTTCCTCTTGTATATGTCTCGATTTCACACTTAACAATCTAAGGTTAGTAAACGTAGTTTTAAACTCTTGTTCGCGTGGGTTATCCTTAATAACACTATTAATAGCCCATCCTTGGGTCATCAAGTCTGAAATTTTTTCTAAGACAGCCTCACTATCTGGATTTGCTCTTCCTGCAGGTGTCAATATATCTTGTGATTCTTTCAACCACTTACTCAAGCCATCTTCAGTTTCTTGATCGAACAGATTTACTCCAGTCACCTGGTAATATACCCAATTCAAACTTTTTTTCAAAACGTTCAATAGCCAATCGACCATAGTTTTAAATGATCTAATTCCTCTTTCAAAAATGGTTGCATTTCTAAACACGTTGACATATTCTTTCATTGTCTTCAGAGATCCAGTGAAAATCGCAGATATTCCATTAAATAAACAGAATCCTGCTTTATCCACTGTTTCGTCTTCAGACTCTTGCTCAGCCTTCGAAAATGTTTTTTTAAGTAAGTCCAAGAAATCATATATCAATTGTGTTGCCACTCTTTTTCCCATCAAATACACAGTGACAATTGAAGCCAAATGTGCATAGTCCTTGGCTTTCCATATGGCATAACCCAGTGATGTAAGCTCAGCTAACAAGACAGCATAGTTGTTTTCTAATCCTATCTGTACTTTGATAGGATCTTTTCTCGCTAACTGGTCTGTCAACGTCATCGCTCCATCTGCTATCCTCTCACTATTACTTTCAGCTAAGGTTTTAAGCTCCTCTATTTTATCATCTACATATTTTCTACTATCTTCACTTATCTCTACCTTAAAGAAGTTATCTAACATTCCCATTTGTTGTTCCCACATTTCTGAATATCCATTAAATTGTTGTCCTTTCATTATTCTGTAATACAATCTGCTTGCTATACAGTCACGTTTCATCTCATAATAAAATTTGCCTATTCGGTTTCTTCGCAAATTATATATGTGATGACCACCTTGATCTGAATCATCAGTCAGAATTGTATCAAAATCTAATAACTCTCGGACATTAATCTCATTTCCACTCATTATTGCGTGGGTCTTTTGATAGTGATAGCTTGGAACGCTAACATACGTAACAACAACATCATTAGTGATAGGTTTGTCATAATAGATTAAATCAGGTTTTTCAGCGTAAGCGTAGTTATCACAATAAGTAACAAAAAAAAAATCTTTTCCTGGGCGGGAGCCAATCATCTTGTTAGGATAAATATAGTGTTCACTACACATACATCCAAATAATCTCTTTTTGATTGGTGTCATATGGTTGTGAATACCCAAATCCTTCAATTTATTTTTGGACAAACTATATAAGCTCTTAACTGTAAATCCTGTGTCACTAAATTCTATATTAGAATACGGGCATTTTCCATAAAAATCGGCCATTCTCATATCGTATCTTTTCAATCTCAAATTCCAGTCTGTGTAATCCTCTTCATCATCTTTACAGAAGCAAAACGGTTGTTTCCGCTTTCTATCTGCATAATCAGTAACTACACCCTGCTCGGATGCTAGCCAATCATAAAATAATGGGTCTACATTTGTCATAAATTGTTCAGGGGTCATACTCAACATTGTTGTAAAATTATTCTGATATACATAATTCATTTTCGTTTTCATATTAGTTGTATCAATTAGTATTATATTATTTATCTTGTTTTATTTTTTCTTTGTTTTATGCAATTATTTAAGCAGGTATGTTCAATTTTGAAAACCTGCCCTTGTGTGAGCGATACCAAATCAATTGGAATCAAATGTCGTATTCTAATGCTTTGATCAAGTCTTGCATACTACCTGAGCATCGAATAAATTCTATTTCAACATAGTGCTGTGTAAGGCTTCTGTAGCCTAGACTCATGGTCCACTACACGTCACAGCTCCGCTCGATTTTATTTCACTATTCACCCATTCATTAAATCTTCTTATAAGGTTTACTCATGTACAATCAATACAGGACACTAAAATCATCGAATTTTAAATATTAGATCAATCGTTCTAACTGGGCGACGGTAGTTAACCGTCTAACTGGGCGAACACGCTAGGGTAGGGCCTCTTCTGGCACATCCATGCTAATCAATGTAATAATATTCATCAAAATCAGTTAATGTTTATATTGAACCAACGAAACTCGAAATAATGTAATGAGTTGTTGAAACTTCAAATACGCACCGTCTTCGTTTCTCCTTGGCGAACATTTGCTAGTTGACCCTAATGCGCTTAGTAGGGCACTTCACGGCTCAAGTCAACTATCGGTCCGAAACCTCTTAAATCAATGGTGTGCTCATCTCATCATGATTATACACTTACAAACATATAGGGGACAAACACAAAATTACATTTAAATTTTATAGCGTCATTTAGCACGGGGGTTAACCTATTGTCCAACCAAGTAAAAAGTGTGCTG